CCACCAAGATCGCCGCCACCTCCTATTACGTCGTGCTGCCTGGCGTCAAGGCCCAGCGGGGAGAGTGGCAGGACCTGACCGCCCGCCCGGCCCAGCGCAACGAACTGGTCCTCGGGGCGGACCACGTCTGGACCGGGGCCTACAACGGAGCCCTGGCCGAGGCCAAGCAGTTCAAGCGCTGCGCCCTGAGCTGACACGACAGCCCATGACATGCCCGCCCCTGGTTCCCGGGGGCGGGCTTTCATCCTTTCAGCGGAGTCCCCGTGCCCAAAATCACCGAAGCCGACATAGCTGTCATGGGTTTCACAGCCGCCATGTTCAATCTGGACAACGCCGGGTTTACCGCCATGGCCGCCGGGGTCATTTCCGAGCAGGCCGAACTGCTGGAAGGCCGAATCGGGTCTACCCTGTATGCCACATCCGCCAAACCGGATGCGACCTATGTCAAGCGGGCGGAAAAGTGCCTGGTGGCGGCGGAGCTGCTGAGTCAGCGGCTGATCATTCTGGGGCAGGAGGTCCAGGCAGGGGACGGAGACGACGCCCACAAGATCCGCAACACGCAGAAACAGTATGCGGCCGAAGCCGAACTGATGATCTCCCGCATTGCGGCGGGAACATCGGCGGACGGATCCGGATATTCCGGGGGCGTGGTGTCAACCACACATTCCGATAACCTGGGGTGGCCCTGATGCTGGCGCTCAATGTCGATACCCAGGGCGACAGGATCATCCTCAACGGCCTGCAGCACATTGAAAAGCACATGCCGAGGGCAGCGCGGCGAGGCTTGCAGCGCATTGCCCTGGGCGTGCACCGGGGCGCGTTCGACAATCTTTCCGGGCCCGGCGCCAAGGCTTCCAACGTTGGATCCGGAGGTTATCCCGTCCCGGTCCGCACCGGACATCTGCGCGGGAGTCTTGACTGGCTTAAACCCGGGGCTTCGAAATCGAGCAACGGGCAGACCTTCACGGCCGGAAACATGGAGGCCATGGTTTACGACTCGGCCGAATACGCCAGAGTGATCCACGAGGGCACCGGCTCCTCGGCCAAATTCGGCCCCAGGCCATACATTACCGACGCCGCCGAAGCCTTCTTCTCCTCCGGCCGGGCCGTCCGGATCCTGGACGAGGAAATCAGCCAGGAAATGAAAAAAGGGGGCTTGTGATGGTTCCAGGTTTTGAATGGCTGACCGTCGAGAAGGTTGTTACCGGGCTGTTTCTGGCCGTTGTCTGGTTTGTCGTTCACACCCTCAAGAGAATCAACGATAACCAGAAGCTGCTTTTCGAACGGCAGACCAAACAGGGGGAAAGGCTGGCGGAGCTCTGGGGCGAGCACAAAGCCCTCACCAAGAAAACCCGTTGCGAAACCGAGGACTGACGGATGAGCTTCGTCCCCGTGGTCAACAACCTGAAAACCAGCCTGGTGGAAGACACCAACCTCCAGGCTTTCTGCCAGTCCGCCTGGGGCAAATCCCTGACCGTCAAAAAGGTTTTCAAGCAGAGGGCCGAGGTTTTGATTTCCGAGCTGCCGGTTATCCTCATCACCAGGCCGGCGCGAAAAACGGAAGACGGCCTGGTCCGCCGCAAGGACAACGAGCACACCGTCAGGCTCTATGCCGGCTTCCATCAGCCCAACCGGGAAACGGCCCTGGACAACCTGATTTATTTCGAGGAACACATCGACGCGGCCGTCCTGGCCGACCCCGAACGGGGAGGCACGGCGAGAAGCACCGAGTTTGTCTCTGCCCAAAACGATGAAGGCTTGTTCCATCCGGTCTATTTCACCGTGATCGAACTCAGCATTCAGAAACGCGCATAGGAGTCAGCCCATGTCCATTTTCCAAAAATCCAAATCAACCGCCTATCTCAAGATGCAAACGGCCAAGGGCTCACCCGCTACGGTGGCGGCCCCCGATGCCATCGACCCCTTGAACGACAGCGGTTTTGTCCAGCCCAAGGGCGACCAGATCGACCGGGGCCTGATCCGGGGCGGACGCTGGCCTTCCAAGCAGGCAGCTGGCGGCCGTTGGGGGGAAGGCCCCTATAACCTGGAGATCCGGGGCTCCGGAACCCCCGGCACCGAGCCCGAATTCGGGCCGCTTCTGCAGACCCTTTTCGGGTCGGTCCTGACCAACGCCGCCGGGACCGTGGCCGACGCCGCGGCTACCACAACGGAGTTTGACAGCGCCCTGGATCTGACCGTCGGCCAGCTCGTTCGCGTACAGATCGGCAGCGGCTACGAGATCCGCCGCATTGCCACCAAGGACGGCGCGGGGCCCTACGCCTACACCGTTCACCGGGCCTTTTCCCAGGCGCCGGCCGACGGCGCCGTCATCGCCGCGGGCGTCACCTATTGCCACCTGGGCAGCGAAGAGGCCGCCTATTTCACCCTGGAGCAGTACCTCGACGGCCTGAAACTCCTCTGTGTTGACGGGGTTTGCGAAAAGCTCGATTTCGGCATCACCGAGAAGGAGGTCATCAAGGGGACCTTCGCCATCCGCTCGATCTCCTGCGCCGAGTCCGCTGTCGAGGATCCCTTCAGTCCGGAATGGGATGACACCGAGGCCCTGATCGGGACCTCCTGCAACCTGCTCCTGGACGGGGCCGCCCTCAATATGAAGTCCATGGAGTTCAGCCTCTCCACCCGCCGCAGCCGGGGCGGCATCAACTCCACGGGAATTTCCTCCCTGCCCTGGCTGTCCAAGTTCGAGGCCACCTGCAAGCTTACCCCCTGGGTCGAAAACGCCTCGGCCTTCGCCGCTTTTTTCGCCGGCACCCTGGCCGACATCGAACAGACCAAGGGGACAAGCGCCGGTAACATCCTTCACGTTCTCATCGAGGACGCCCAGCGTACCGGGCCCTCCATCGGGGAAGAGGACGGCGATTTCACCTGGGACGATCCCCTGACCATCACCGGCGGGATCTGCATCGGGTTTTTCTGAGAGGACCGCATGAAAAAATTTTTCAAAGGCCTGCTCCACCTGGCCCGCTACCGCTCCGGCTTCATCCGGGCCTGGCGGGCCGAGTTTTTAAAATTAAAAGGGGCGAACCATGGCCAATGAGCGCAAGTTCAGCCTCATCATCACCGCCAAAGACAAAACCAGGGCGGTTTTCTCCCATGTCCGAAAGGGGCTCTCCGGCCTCGGCGACGTGGTCAGGAAGGTTTTCTCCCCCACCGGTCTGCTGGTCGGCGGCCTGGGGGCCTTCGGCCTTGGGGCCCTGGGCAAATCCTTTCTTGACACGGCCAGTTCGTTCGAGAATTTGGAGGCTTCATTAACCACCACCCTCGGAAGCCTTGAAAAAGCCCGCGAGGCCATCAAGTACGCCAACGACGAGGCCGCGGCTTCGCCCTATACGGTCATGGAATACGGCGAGGCCATTCGCACCCTGTCCGCCTACGGCATCCAGTACCGGGACGTCATGCGCACCCTGGGTGATACCGCCGCCGCCATGAACAAGCCGCTGTCCCAGGCCGTCGAAGCCCTGGCCGACGCCATCCAGGGGGAGGGCGAACGCCTCAAGGAGTTCGGCATCAAGCAGAACATCGCCGGCGACCAGATTACCTACACCTGGACCGATGCCCTGGGCAAGGTCCGGAAAACTATTGCCGAGAACAATCCGAAGATCATCCAGGAAACCCTGAAAGCCATCTGGAACGAGAAATACCAGGGTGGTATGGAAAAATTCGGCAAAACCTGGTCCGGCCTCACCTCCACCGCCAAGAGCCTGTGGGACGAGTTCAAGCTGGCGGTCATGGAGTCCGGGGCTTTCGATCTTCTCAAAACCGCCCTCCAGAACATTATCGCCAAGATCCAGGAGGCCAAGAAGACCGGCGATTTCAAACGCTGGGCCGAGGAGACCGGCCAGGCGGTGATGAAGGTCGCCAGAACCGTGCTCACCCTCATTCCCCAGATCCTCCTGGTCATCCTCCAGATCGTCCAGAAGATCAGCCTCGGCTTTCGCGGGTGGGGCCTTCTGTGGCAGGAAGTCACCTATCACGCCATGGGTTTCTCGGCTTTCATGCAGCGCGTCCTTCAGGTCATAGCCGACGGCGTTATCATGATTCTTAAACTGGTGGACGCCCTGCGGATCTTCGACACGGATTCCCTGGTTGGGCAGCTGGAGGGCTTTTCCGGCAACCAGGATCTGATCATTTCCCAGCTTGAGCGGGACCGCTCCGAAATCCTGAAAAACCAACAAAATTCCATAGCGGCCATGGATAAGGAACAAGCGGAGATCGAGGGCTACAAGGCCAAGATCGGCGAACTGGAAAAGACCTTTACCGACGTGATCACCGCCGCCGAAAAAACCGTGGCCGCACAAAAACAGCTCGGCGAAGGAACCCGGGAGGGTGTCGATAAATCGATCAGCGAGCTGGACCGCTACATCGCCAAATGCAGAGAGGCCAAGGCTGCGGCCGCCGCCATTCCCACCGACTTCCGGGGCAGCAACTACGGCGGCAGCGTGGGCGATCTGGAGGCCTCCATTACTCATGCGGAGAAAACAGAATAATGCTCCCCTCCACCTTCGCCATTGAGATCGAGGACGCCTCCCTGGCCTGGCAGGACGTGACCGAGGATGTCGAGGAGTTGTCCGACGGCACCGGGTCCGAGTCCCAGGTCATCCCCACGGTTTCCGTCACCTTCGCGGCCGACGTGGAGGAGACTATCGGGGCGCTCATCAATCCCGAGCTCAACCGGCAGCGCCCGCGCCTGCGGATCACCGAGGACGGCGAGAATTTCGTTTACTACCTCATCGAGGGGCACAGCGGCAGCGTGCGCGGCAGCAAGCGCTATCCCGTTCTGACCGGCAGGGCCTGGGCCGGAATCCTTGACGACATGCGCAAGCTCTCCCACGAGTTCACCGAGGATGCCCTGGCATCTACCATCGCCGCCCAGGTCGCCCACGCCGATTTCGCCAACCAGGGCGGGATCACCGTGGCGGTCATCTGGCAGGCATCGCAAGACCCCACCATCCCGGGCAGGCGCTACAATGTCAGCAAGAAAGGTCGGCGGGAGATCATCAAGGAGCTCGCCGAGGCCTGCGGCGCGGCCCTGCGCGTCTCGGCGGACGGCCTGGCCATCGAGGTCTATGACCGGCCCGCCAGGGCGCTTTCAGCGTCGGCCGTGGCCGCCATTGCCGATGCGGATTCCCTGTCCTACGAATTCGAGCGCGTGGACGAACCCAAAAACGCCGTGCGCGTCCAGGGGGAGGTCCTCGACTACACCCGGCCGGCCCTGCCGGTGATATCCGTATCCGTCTATCCCTCCAAGCTCGAAGCCGACGGCGACAACACCGCCGAGGCCCGGGCCGTGGTTGTCAACTCCAGCGGCCGGCGGGTGGCCCACCAGGCCATCGTGGATGAAGCCATCGCCGCCGGCAGCTATACCGATATCCCGGTCTCCGGCTGCTACTCCGTCCTGGGCGTCTGGCTCAACACCGGCACCCAGGAGAGCCCGGTCAAGGGAGCGCGCATCGAGCCGACCGGCTTCACCGCGTCGGTCATCACCGTGCCCAACAACGCCACCCAGCTGTTCATCGTTTCCTACACCCGGGCCGAGGTGGTCAGTTGGTCGCTGTCCGACTACCAGGACCAGATCGACGGCGAGGCCCGCAGCACCACCGGCACGCTCGCCGTCACCACCGCTCACCCCATCGGCCGGGTGCGGGGCGTCTACCGGGCCAGCGACGCCAACCGCGCCGGGGTCAACTTCTACACCGGCGGCTCGGCCACCCCCAACACCCGGACCATCACCCTGGGGATCTCGCCGGGTTCCGCGGGCACGGCCGTCGTTATCGATTACGACACCTACAACGCCTCGCCGGTCGGGGCCTCGATCTCGCCGTCCTCATCCCTCTGCGACGCGGACGGCGTGGCCGCGGCCGTCATCGGCGCCGGCGAAACCGTGGGCATGGCCGTGATCACGGCCTCGGCCCTGGGCCAGGAGGGGAGCGCCCAGCTCAGCCTGACCGGCAACGCCATCGGCGGCCTGGAGGTGGAAGTCAATCCTTCCGTCATCCGGGCGCAGTACGCTGCCTACACCCCGGCCGAGATCTCCGAATCCCACGGCATCGAGTACGCGGCCGGGACCGGCTACACTATCGATGTCGACAACGCCGTTTTCGGCATCGTCTCCCTGACCGTGGGCGGCACCACGCCCAAGGGTTGGAGCTGGACCAACGGCGCGGAAAACCGTGTCACCATCGTCCCGCCCTTCGGCACGACCTATGTGCCGGGCACCACGGTTGCCATCGTCTACACCACCCGGGACGATGTCGAGTTCACCGACCAGTCCGCCGAGATCACCGCCACGGTGACCGATTCGGACGGCGACCCGGTGACCGACGGCACGGCCGTCAAGTTTGCGTTTGTCGGGTCGAGCCTGGGCGCGTCTCTCAGCAGCCCGCAGGCCTACACCTCGGACGGCGAGGCCTCGGTAATAATCACATCCGGTCAGAGCACCGGGGAGGTCAGAATCCGAGTCACGGCGGGGAGCTTCTATGCTGATGTCACGGTCAAGATTTCCACCGACGGCGAGGAGATCGACGCGGCCGGTGCTGATACCACGGACGGCACCGAGGGCGCGCCGTCCGACACGGCCAGCTATCCGGATGACGGCGACGGCTGCGAAACCGTGCCCAAGGATTCCGACGATGATTCCGGGGCCATCTGCGGGCGCCGACTGGTGGTCGGCTGCGACAACAACCCCCTGGCCCGGCAGCGGGTCATGGTCAACGGCGAATGGCACATGACCGACATGAACGGTTATCTGTATTTCTGCAATGGCGTCGAGGGCTCCAACACGGTCGAGACCGAGGGGGGCGTTTCCGGCAGTTTCGACATCGCCCCGGCCGGGTCTCCGTCACGCGGAACCGGCAGCTGGGAGGACTGCTCATGAGCAGTACGGTCGTGATCTGCGACCGGGACACCGTCCCGTCGTCCACGATGAAGCTCTGCGACGAAAGCAGCATGCCGTCGTCCACCATGACGCTCTGCGAAGATCAGGGCCAGGACAACCAGAACCAGCCGGCCGGGTGCGAAGACCCGCTGCCGCTATCCGTATCGGGGCCGTCCGAGCCGAGCAACGGCGATTTTTATACCGTGTCCGGCGGCGTGTCTCCTTATTCCTGGTCGGTATCTGGCGGCGCCTCGATATCCGGCAGCGGCCAGATATCGGGCGTTACCGGCCTGTGCGGCAGCGGCTCCGTCACCGTCACCGACGCCTGCGGCCAGTCGGCCAGCAAGGGCATCCAGTACCCCGAGGGGCAATGGGTATTTATCGGCTGGAGCCCGACGGGGCCGGTTTTTTACACCAGGACCTGCGGATCGGGTGCCGGGTCCATGTCGGATTGCCCGGCCCAAGGCATCTGCCAGCAGCCCGAGTCCGCCGATGTATCTGTCCCGTCGCAGTATGTCCGGAACGGGCAATACTGTTTTTACTATACCGGCTGCAATGCCTGCCAGTTCGAGATCTCGCCGGGCGTGTATGTGACCGACCATGGCATTTCGCGGGCCTACTGCGTGCCCGTTTATGAGTGGCAATGCCCATGACCATCGCCGAGCGCATTTATCGCGGGGAGACGGCCCGGCAGCTGGGCCTATCCCCAACCGAATACAAGAGCCGCCTGGAGACCCTGAAACGGTTTCTCGCGGCCTGGCCGGGCGGGGATTTCGACCGGGACTACCGGGCCTGGCTGGCCCGCGATGCCGCCGGTGACAGGCGGGCCGCCCTGGCTTCAACCAGCCAGCCGGCGCGGGGCCTGGCGATTTTCAGGGCCGGGAAAAAACGCTGCGGAAAGTGCGGAGGGGGAAAAATACGATGATCGAGATCGTTTCGGCCGTGGCGGCCGCGTACATCATCACCGTGGTGGTCACCGGGTCCAGCCTGCTGGCGCGCCCCAGGGCCTGGCTGATTGCCAGAACCCCCTGGCTGCAACCCGTGCCTGACCATCCCCATTTCATCGAGTGCCGGCTGTGCGTCGGCTTCTGGATCGCGCTGGCCGTGACCCTGGTCTGGGGCCTGGCCTGGCATCTGTTTTTCGTGGTCTACGGCCTGAGCTACTTCATGGCCACGCAGGAGAGATAGATGGATTTTACGCTGTTTACCGGGGCGCTGCGGGCGTCCATCATTCACGCCGGAAAAGTTCACTTCATCACCTCCGGCGGCGTCGAGGTTTACGATCAGGACGGCACCCTGACCGCCTGGGCCTGGCTGCCGGGCATAACCTGCGGGGCCTGCAATACCGAGGGGATTTATGTCGGTACGTCCACAACGGGGGTCTACAGGCTGCGGCACGTGGCCATCGCCGCCGGGGGCGAGGTCACCCCGGCGCTGTGGCAGGTGTTCACCTCGGAGTCCACCCCGGCCCTGGGCGCCGACATCATCATGTCGATTGCCGGCCGGGGCATGAGCCTGCTGGTGGGGACCTCGGCCGGGGTGGATTACATTCCGGACGTTACCGGGGCGGACGTGTACCACTACACCGACGCCAACGGCTGCAGGGCCTGCGCGGTCGCAGCCGACTACATTGCCTGGGGGGCGACCGATACCACCAATATCGTGGCCACCCCGACGGAAGACTGGACCGCGCCGGACGCCACCGTGGACATCGCCGACCCGAACGCGCTCAAGATCGGCGACAACGGCACGGACCTGGTCGTCTGCCATGCCGGCGGGGTCAGCATCGCCGCCGTGGATATCGACAACCTGCCGTCCGCCTCCGCGACATTGACCACCGATTTCGAGGAGTACACAGCCGGATCGCAGCCGCCCGACTGGACCGAGCGGTGGAGCACAGCATCATCCACAACCGAAGTCTTCAGCCTTTCGGGAGACAAGGTTCTGCGGCTCTACACGACGGCCTCGGGGCGCTGTCTGGCCACTTGGGACGATGCCGACGGACTGGCCGACGTGGATATGACCGTCAAGTTCACTGCCGTATCGGCCAGCCCGGTGTTCGGGGTTGCGGCCCGCGCCTCGGGAGAGTCCGGGTCCATGAGCGGCATCCATGCCAACGTGAGCGGCATCGCCAACACGCTGACCATGTTTTCCTATGTCGCCGGGACTTATGCGGCCCTGGGCAGTGTCGCCATCTCGCTGAACGATTCCAACTCGGAATATTACATCCGCCTCCAGGTGACGGGCGACAGCGGCGATCTGACAGTGAGGGCAAAATACTGGGCCGCCGAGGACCCGGAGCCTGAGACCTGGTCCATCGACACCACCAGCGCGGCGGCGCTGGCGTCGGGCTGGGTCGGGGTCTATAACTCGGCCTATACCTCCACCATATACGTCCAATCGGTCTCCATTGACGATCTGAGCGGCACCGGCGGCGGGGGCGTGCCTGAAATCACCCCGGACGACGATTACGGCTCGACCGAGCTCGGCACGGTCACGGACTGCCTGGATGCGGCCGTGGCGACCGGGATACTGGCTTATGGCACCTCCGACGGCGAGGACGGGGGCCGGTTCGGTCTTCTGGATCTGAGCAGCGAAACCAACCTGGTCACGGTGTCCGGCGACTGCGCGGCGCTGTTTTTTGCGGAAGACGGCGCCATGGCCGTGCATGGCAACACCCTGAACATTTACGCCGGGGTTCTGGTCGCCGCCCCGGGGCAGGGCGCCGCGGGGGTCCGGCGGGACTGGAGCCTGTACGCGGAGATCACCGATGTGCTGGAGGGCATTGCCTCCGGAAGCGTGGCGCTCAAGATCAACCGCGCCACGGTCACGCCGACCCTGACCGCCATCACCGACGGCTACCGGGTCGAGTACACCCCAGGCAGCCCCTCCGGCTACAGCGCCCGCGTCTCGGTCGATCTGTCCGCCGATGACGCCGCCGGCAACGCCGTGTCAAAAAACTGGTATTTCACAACGATTCCGGCACCGGCCGCATCGGTCACTGACCAGCCCCCGCCGAATGTGGTCTGCATCCGTGACATCGGCCTGACCGAGGGCGAAGCCGACGAAACCATCAGCAGCATCCCCGTGATCTGGCTGGACGATATCGCCGGGCCCCTGATCGTCAACGACAGCCAGGCCGAGGCCGTGGGAAAAGCCGTCATTGATGAAAACACCTTCCACCGCCACGTCCGCACCGTTCGCATCGAGGAGGATGACATCTCCGGAGCCGATCCCCAGGACCTGCAGCAGGGGGGCATCGTCACCCTGACCTGCCCGGCCATCGGCATGACCGAGAAAAAATGTGAAGTCCTGGCCGTGCAGCGCCATATCAGCAAGGGCCAGACAACGACCTGGAATCTGAAAATCGCCTACTATGAGGCCGTGGCATGAGCCTGCAGAGCCTGAAAAAGAAACTCGCCCTCGACCAGGTCAACATCCTCACCGCCACCGTCATCAGCGACGGCGAGGACACCGTCCGGATCCGCACCAGGTCAGGGAAAAAAGTCGAGGCCGTCAAGACCGCCGGCATGACCTTCCTGCAGGGCGACCAGGTGGAAATCAAAACCGACGGCGCCACCTGGACCGTCACCGGGAACGCCCCCTTGGCCACGCTCTCGGGGGAGAAAATCGTCATGGTATAAAACCCAGAAAAAACCTTGACAATTTGTCGAGCCTGAATATAATCCTTCAATCAGGTCTACATGGAAAAAACGTAATAAAAAGCTCAGTTTTGTAGGCCGAAAATAGATTTAACCAACTGTAATAAAAAGCAAACTGAACCACGGTGATTATCCCCGGTAGCTCAGTCGGTAGAGCAGGTGGCTGTTAACCACCCTGTCGCTGGTTCGAGTCCGGCCCGGGGAGCCAGAAATAAAAAACCGGATACTTGCAAAAGTGTCCGGTTTTGTTTTTTTCCTCATTGGCTGCTTCCCTTCAAAATTGTGCCCCCAAATGTCTTCCCGAGTCCAAAAAAGTTGCTCAATCGTAAAAAGTGATTTTTTGTGAACAGTCTCTATAATATCCTTTGAACAGGTGACTATTTTTATAATTTGAGCCGAGTGTGACTTTCTATTTTTTCATTTAAGTGCTGACCTTTTTCCTGGGAAAAATATGAAACAATCAGAACATGCCGGAATCATATTGATTGTTGAAGACGACCGAAATACCGCATCACTTGTCAGAACCTACCTTGAAAGGGAAGGTTTTCTTACACTTTCCGCTTTCGATGGGAATCAGGGCCTGGAAATGGCGCAGGGGAAAAGGCCGGATCTCATCATTTTGGATGTCATGCTCCCTGGAATAGACGGCTGGGAAATCTGTCGCCGCCTCCGCAGTTTTTCTGATGTCCCCATTCTCATGCTGACCGCCAGAGAAGAAGAGATTGATCGCATATTGGGGCTGTCGTTGGGGGCGGACGACTATGTCGTCAAACCCTTCAGTCCCCGGGAACTGGTGGAAAGGGTAAAAGCTATCCTGCGGCGTGTCAGGCCGGCTGTTGACAAAAAGGATGTTATTCTCTCGCACGGAAACCTTTCCCTCGACCCTGAAAAACACAAGGTCACCCTCGACCAACACGTGGTTAACCTGACTTCTTCCGAGTACAAGCTCCTTTTTGCCCTTATGAGTTCACCGGGCCGGGTTTTCTCCAGGGAGGAGCTGCTAAACCATTTCTATCCGCACGGTGACATTGTCGTGGATCGGGTCATTGATGTTCACATCGGCAAACTCCGTCAGAAGATCGAGAAAAACCCGGCCAAACCCGCCTTCATACTGACGGAAAGAGGTTTTGGTTATAAATTTGCCGATAAAAGTGAGGATGCGATTACATGAAGCTCAACCTCCTCTGGAAACTTCTGCTCATCAACATTCTGCCGGTCATCGGAGTTACCATTCTGGTAGTCTGGCTGGCCATCGACCAGTTGGCGGCCAACTATTTTATGGCTCTCATGCACAAATACGACGTCTCTCCGACCGATATTCACCAGATGTTCCTGACATCGGTCCATCGCTATCTCCTCTGGGCCAGCATCGCGGCCCTGGCTCTGGCTTTTATCATCAGCTTTTTTCTCACCCGCCGGGTTTTAAGGCCGCTCTCACAGATGTTTACCATCATCGGCGAAATGTCCGGCGGCAACTTTTCCAAACGTGTAGCCACGGAATCCCAGGATGAGGTGGGCCAGCTAGGAACGGCTTTCAATCAAATGGCGAACCATCTTGAAAAGGTGGAACAATTGCGCAAAACCATGGTGGCGGACGTCGCCCACGAACTGAGGACCCCATTGACCAACCTGCGGGGCTATCTTGAGGCACTGAATGATCGGGTTATCCCTCCCTCGGAAGAGCTTTTTCAGATGCTGCAGCAGGAGATCCTGCGCTTGGTAACCCTGGTTGAAAATCTTCAGCAATTGGCCAAAGCGGATGCCGCCAAAGCTTTTTTGAAACAGGAGGAACTTTTTCTGCCAGAGTTGATCGAACAGATGCTGGCCATTTATCAGCCTAACCTG